CAGCGCAAAACTTTATGAATTAAGAACGAATGCAAAATTCATCCGAGTCAATCGTCAGCTCAATGAGTACTTTGAAAATCAAACAATAGGTATTTAAGGACAATCTGCAATAGATTCCCACTTTGCCGGTATGGTGAATATACATCCTTCGCAGTTCATACTTAAAAGAAAGGACACAATGGAAGACAAGGCTAAAGGAAACAAGGTAACTAATGGCGATATTGAGTTCGCATTATTCCTTGCTGATTCCGAAGACAACAAAGAGGCTTCTGGAATGCACAATTTTATAGTTCCACCGAGCATCTATAAAGTTTACATAGAGACATCGACAAGAGACGATGGATTTGATCCGGCAGATGAAATGAATGAGGTTGCCTACAACGTTTATGTTGCAGTTGATGGCATGTACTTCATGTTTGGCCAGTTTAGTACTCGCAAGCAGGCAGTCATGTTTGCAGAAGTCACTTCGCTTCAGGTAGAAAAAAATCTGAAGAATAAGCTAATCTCTAATCTGAACACCACAACCTTTAGGGGAGAAGAAGATGAATAAGTCTGGACGTAGAATGATGAAAGTTCGTAAGAAGCGGAAAGAGAATATCAAGGCAAAGGTACGCGAACAGATTACGCAGGCAGCTATTGCGAAAGAGGCGCGTTCTCGCAAGCGTAAGAAGACTAATCAGAATTGAAGTTCTTCAATGCTGTGCAGGGCAGATTGTGGAATGAACCAGGCTTTTGGTCGATCATTATAAGTTTTTGGTTCATGATCATATCTTTCTGATCCTTTGATCCATCCAGTAATCCTGTAGCGACAGGCGCTCCCGACCACTAGGACATAGGTCTTGTGGTCGGGATCGTCTTTTCTTAATATAAGGTCGTAGTCGTCTTCTCTTCTAGTCCTGACCTCAAATTCAAGTACGTCTGGTTGTGACCTAAAGGTATTGACCGTAAGAGCCTGATTGCTGCCTACATATTTTTTAAATGCGACTTCTCCCCTAGCGCCCAAGAGATGATATTCAAGGTTTCTGCCACCTTCTGCCCCATGTTTATCTTTTAGATTAAGTTGTGACACCCCACTCATTCTTGCGTTTGCCAGATCGCATGCTTCTGCAAGATCTTTTTTTGATAAAATTACTATTTTTCCTACCATATTTCATTCATCTTCTTGTTTGTGTTGTTATACTATTTGCATGTCTATTGACCAAGTCACTCTTCAGCACATGTTATCGGAAATGCCGCAGGTTTGGGTCCGCCACCGCAAGAAGGCAAAAGGAAGGGCTCCCCATTGGGCAAGGGCTAGGCTCCTTTCGATATCAAAAAACTTTGCAGTCATCAAGCCGGTCAAGCATGGCGGCAGAATTGAAAAAGTCCAACTTGAGACGATAAAGTTATGGAATAGCATGAATGGCAAGCTTTCCATGAACAATGAATAGACTTCCGCCTATAGTGTATTTTAGTAGTCTTGAAAAACAAACCTTCAGGGTAGATAATTACATAAAATCTTGGATAGATGAACTTAGGGCGACATTTAGAATATCTTTCCTTGATGCTGACTTATCTCCATATACAGTTGCAAAATCTAAAGATCTATTTAGGGATAGATATTATGTTTCATTAAACATGATTGATGATTCAGCTTTTGCTGCATTTTGTTTTGATGGCGGGCCAATGTGCTCATTAGAAGTTTCTAATTTCATTAAAAGCAAAAACATAAAAAGAATTGGCGTTATATCTCGTGGAGACATAAGACGAGATATGGAATACGCCATTTCTATGGGTATGTTTGATGTGGTTGTAATAAGTCAATGGTCTAAGCCCTATGGATTTGACAAGCGAGTTTTGGATATTAACCCAGCACAGTCCATATACTTACTTGAAGATTCTTTTAATATAAATATAAATGACAAGAATACCAGAAAGGGCATGTGCGCTATCGTTGATCTATCTTATTCAGTAAAAACTATAGTAAATGCTCAGTTGAACATATTATCTAATGCCTTTGGTGATGGACACTTACATAATGTTCACGATTATAATATTAAAAGTTTTTCCGATGGCTATATTGTATTGCCTCAAGAATCCGAAAGCACTACTATTATAAGATTCGCGGCGTCACTATCATGCCAAGGTTTACCAGTTTTTGTTCCTAAAGAAAAAATAGATAAATTTGGATTTGGTATGCCGTATAAAAGCTTGTTGGATATAAAAAATATGACGATAAATATTAATAATTATGAGAATAACATTAAGTGTTTCAATTCTCATGAATTTGTTAGGGAAATATTATCTATAATTCATAGGAGTTAAAATGAGAGAAATAATTTGGTCTGTTTGCTCTGGAGACAATTGTTTGGCATTTCAAGGTTTTGTGAGATCATTGAGAGCCTCTGGCTATGCTGGAGACATCGTTGCCTGGTCTGAATTTCAGATCACTGGCGCTGAAAATATTCCACTAGATCAAAAAATTGAAATTGATTCTCGTGGTATGTGGAAATTTGAATACATGAAGAAGATTCATGAGCTGTATCCAGATGCTCTCTTGGCTTATTTTGGACCATATCATTATTCTGCACACAAATTACCTACTTCTTTTGCTGAACTCATGAAAGAAGAAGACGCAATGTGCTTTTTAGAATCAGATATTCTGTGCGAAAATACACTTAAATTAGAGTGGTCTGGCATAAACAACTATCAGTTATATGATACGTCAAGAACATTTGGCAATTTATCTGATCAATTTTATAATCTCAACGCTAATCACTTTTTTGTAAAGCCAGATTATGTTAATACTTTTTATGAATTAATTTCTGAGGCTTCTAGTCACCTTAAAAGAAGACTATTAAAGATTTCAGATGAAATTTGCCTATCAATGGTCATGAATACAATATGTAAGAACAAAAACGCTTGTAGCATAAGAGAAAATGAGAACTGGTACGCCATGGATGTTCAAAATATATTTAAGGACAAACTGCCAGATGCTACTGCTTGGGAGACAGAGGAATGGTTTACTGGGGAAAAATCCATGGTCAATCCTGCTTTGATGCTTATTACAGGAAACCTCAATACTCTTAAGAACCTAGGTAGAAGTACGCTTGGTCCTCGTATAACAAAAGATGGACAAGCACCAGTGGCAAAGGGCTGTAGTTCATGCCAGCGGTCGAAGCCACAAATGGAGGTAAAGCCAGTAACTTAAACGTATTACAAAAATAGTAAAGTTGCTTTTTTAAAAGGAATTACTATGATTATTCAAAGTTTTTTAACAATTCAAAACCAGATTAAGATACTGCACTGGCAAACCACTTCCTATGCTGCTCACAAGGCTCTTGGGAAAGCCTACGACGAGCTGGACGACCTTATGGATCAATTTGTCGAGGTGCATGCTGGAGGTGACCGAGGAATCCTTAAAATAGATTCTTTGTCTACTAAGTGCCATGGCATAGAGGCGGTTAAGCCTATGGACTTTATCGACAGCGTAGAAAAATTCATTTCAGGTAAGCTTTCTGAGTCTATCCCAGAAGAGCGTACCGACTTGCACAATATCAAAGATGAAATGCTTAGTGTAGTCAATCGTACACGTTATTTACTAAATTTACAATAATATGAGCACATATAAAGAAAAATTTGAAAATTTTCCAAGAGATTTCAGCATTCCGGTTGTTTCAGATAACAATTCGGATATAGATATAGATGACTAGGACAGATGTCCGAGCGGTTGAAGGAGCAGCATTGGAAATGCTGTTTACGGGAGACTGTAACGTGGGTTCGAATCCCACTCTGTCCGTTATTTGGTTGCAGCAATGAATAAGAAAAAAGAAGCGTTAAGCTCTAAGTCACTAGTTACAAGGGTTGAGCTTCATCATGTAGACGCCAGTGACTACTTCACTGGTAGTGATGAAATTTACTTTATACCGATTCCACCTGGTATCACAGATCACTTGGGATGGTCTGACAACGATCAGCTTGATATGCAGATCAAAGATGGAAAAATTATCTTAACTAAAAAATAGGTAATTATATAGTTATTAAGAAATAGCTACATGCATCGCATATTCCAGCTTATAAGTAATTTTACGAAGACTGCCTCTATCTCGCATTCTGTTTCTCGTTTTCAAACTGCGCTGATTAAAGGAAGCAGTCCCAAAAGTGCTCGTAAGAGCATGGAAGTAAAAATACACTACAGATCAAGTCAGAAAAAAGCAACAGTTGATGTGGATGAATTCACAAGATCTGGACATAAACATCGTTGCTACGAACTTGAAGATGTTGGCCGTGACGTATTTAAGAAAATGGAAAGCTTGATATCAAAAGGGCATTGGGGCATGTTTTTTGCTATAGTAAATAAACATCGAATAGTTTCAGAATAAAACATTAAGCTCCAGAAGCTCGATATTGCTCGTCGATGTTTTCCATCTGTACCAATGCTGCCCATTTTCTTTCTCTTATCTTTGCAATTTGCTCGTTGGCATTACCAGTACTGGCAGATGCTGCAGACTTTTCCTCATCTGAAAGATTTTGTATGCGCTCTGCAATTTCTTTCTTTTTCTTAAGAAGTTCGTAAAATCTTCTATCTAAAGTGTTTTCAGCAAGCATATATGTGACATTGACTGCGTTTAAAGAATTGATTCTATAGAATCTTCCCAAAGACTGGTCGTCATCACTTGGAGACCAATCAAAGTCATTGACTATTACATCGGTCAAAATATTGGGAAAATCTATACCGGTTCCTCCGGCGTCAATACTGATCACTATTGCCACATATTCTGATCCCGGCTTCTTAAAAGCCTGTATCTCTGATTGGCGAATACGTCTGTTCTGACCTCCAGATATTGCTGCAACCTTTTTGTCTTGTCCTGGGAATATTTCTTCCAGTAAAAGTTCAATTCTTCTTTTAATTTCTTGTAGTGTTTTTGCGTGTGCAGTAAATATTCCAACTTTTTTGCCTTGAGTAATTAGTTTTTCTGCGAGATCAACGGTATGTGATATTTTTGAATATGCAATCTTCTCTCTTATTTTGCTCATTTCCTGAGCAGATGGTCTATCTCTGTTCCTTACTCCTTTCATAATTTCTTCTATATTTGATTCTGTAACTGCAAATCTATCTTCACTGATTTTAATAGGTGGCATATCTGGATTAACTTCTTGCTTTGTTCTTCTAATGTAAACTCCCTGATCTGTAAGTAGGTCTCTTATTTCATCAGCTTTTACGTATTGATCTTTTGCTTCCTTGGAATCTCCGCCGTATCTGGCTTTAAACTCTTCGTACTTCATTAGTCCAGCATTATGATTTATTGCTCTGAGCTGATTGTAAATGTCTATTGGCTTGTTTGCGACTATAGTTGCTGATGCTCCCCAGACAAACGGGATATACTGAGTAACCTCTTGTACATTAAAAGTTCTATGATTACTTTTGTGTTTCAAGTTTATTCTGTCTCTATCTTCTGGATTGCCATTTTTTATCATGTGAACCTCATCCAGTATGCATACTGTAAATAATCCAGACTTTGCCATTTGTGCTAGCGATTTCGTTGCTAATTCTCTTATTGGTGCTGGATTGTCTGGGGAGGTAACAGTGTCTTCTTCAAAAATTTGATAAGAAACAACAGTCCACTTTGCTGGAATCATCCAATCATCTGATATATCTGAGTCTTTGTCTCCAGTAATTTTTTGTATTTCTAAAATAAGTTGTGGCACTACTGCACTTTTGGTTATTATGAGACATCTGCCGCCGTTTCTTTCGAGTCTCATACTTGCAGCAACGATGCATTGAATGGTTTTGCCTACACCAACTTCGTCTCCCAGCAGCGCATTTTGTCTGCTGTAAAGGAATTTAATTCCATCTTTTTGAGCGTTAAAGAATCTTTTCTTTTTAGGCGGTATGGTCGAATCCCGGAAGAACAATTTTTCATAACTTTTAATATCGTCAGTAAATTCAGTATCGTCTTCAAATCCGTCCATCTCTCCATCAACTCTTGTTTTGGGCATTACACCTTTTGCCACTAATTGCTCGATCACATCATGCAATGCACTAGTATTAAAGTTATTTCTTTCCAAAATGAGCTGTAATGCTTTTGCCTCTCTGTAGCTGCATCTAAAGAAATAAATTTCTTTATTACCAATATCCATTTCAAAAACTTTTTGCTCTATATCAGTAGAGTTTATACTTGTTGCTTTATTAGGGAAAATAAAGTTGATAATATCTTTTGCCAAATTACTTGTCTTTGATGGATCAAACGTTCCATGATATATATTTATCTTAAAATTCCATCCAGCTTTATCAGATTCTGTAGCTCTCACTATTGGGTTGATAGCTACAGTACTGCCCTCTGGTAATTTTGTTGCAATTGGCTCTAAGGCTGTAGTATTAAAATTACT